AGGAGGAGAAACCAGTGGCTTATTTGACTTAGCAGATTTTATATATGCATCAAGGTCACAAAAACGTATATGGGCTATAGCTAATGATGAAGCCTACTCTGCAGCTTATGCAATTGCTTCAAGTGCTGAAAAAATATTTGTATCTCGCACTTCAGGAGTAGGAAGTATTGGGGTTATAGCAAGCCATATAGATCAAAGCCTATTCGATGAAAAACAAGGTGTTAAGTACACTACTGTTTTTGCAGGTAACCGCAAAAATGACCTTACTCCTCATGAACCAATAAACTCTGAAGCATTACAAGGATTACAAGAAGAAGTTAATCGTCTTTACGAAATATTTGTTGAACTGGTTGCACGTAATAGAGGTATGAATACTAGCGTTGTAAGAGCAACTGAAGCTAGTCTTTACTTTAGTGATAATGCAATTAAGCACTCTCTTGCGGACGAAATTTCGACGTTTTCTGAATGTATACAAAAAGTAACCCAACCAAAGTACAAAAGGACGTTTGCAATGACCGAAGAAAATACTTTAAAGCCTGAAGACCTAATCGAACAAGGCAAGAAATTAGCACGTGAAGAGTATAATACTAAGCTTTTAGAACTATCTCGCTTATGCCGCTTAGCACGTATGCCAGAAAAACTAACAGAGTTTGTTGAACAAAATATTAGTGTTGAACAAGCAGGAGAGAGCTTAATGGCCTCGCTTGCATCTAATAGCACTGAAATAATCAGTACAGTACAACCAACCCAAGTTCCAGAAGAGAATCCAGTTATACAAGTAGCAAAAGCTCGTAGCCAAACAAAAGCATAAAGGAGATATTAAATGCCATTTATACAAGAACAAAACAACCTAGGTGACGTCTTAAAATACGAAGCACCGAACCTTTATTCGCGCGAAGAGATTACAGTAGCTCAAGGTCAAAATTTAGCATTAGGTTCTGTAGTTGCAAAAGATACTGCAACTAACTTAATTAAAGTCATAAACCCAGTTGCCACTGATGGAACGCAAACTGCCATTGGTATAGTAATTGATAGGGTTGAAGCCAGCTCCAGTGATATAAAAGCAGTTATTATCGCAAGAGACGCGTTACTTGCTGATAATTCTGTCGTATGGCCTGAAGGTATTACGGAAGAACAGAAACTACTAGCTATACAGCAGCTAGAAGCAACCGGCATTATCATTCGTAAAGGAGTCTAAAAATATGCAAAACCCTTTTTCTAATCCAGCATTTAATATGACTGCCTTAACTACTTCTATTAATCTATTACCTAATACTTACGGAAGAGTAGAATTACTGAACTTATTCCCATCAAAGTCAGTGAGGTTTAGGCATATCGCTATAGAAGAACGAAATGGTGTATTAAGCTTACTACCAACAACTACGCCCGGAGCACCAGCAACAGTAGGTAAAAGGGATAAGCGCAAATTAAGAACTTTCACTATACCTCATATCCCACATGATGACGTAGTATTACCTGAAGAAGTACAAGGTATTAGGGCTTTTGGTTCTGAAAACGAGCTACAAGCCTTAGCAAGTGTTCTTACTGATCATTTACAGTCTATGCGTAATAAGCATGCAATTACCTTAGAGCATTTAAGGATGGGAGCTTTGAAAGGAATCATACTTGATGCAGATGGTACAGAACTAGTAAACCTTTATAACGAATTTGAAATTACTCCAAAAGTAGTAAGCTTTGGCTTAAATACTGCTACTACTGATGTTAAACGCAAGTGTATAGAAGTTTTAAGGCATGTTGAGGATAATCTAAGAGGCGAGTTCATGACAAGGGTACATGCACTAGTTAGTCCAGAGTTCTTTGATGCCTTGACTTCGCATGCTAAGGTTAAAGAAGCTTATGAGCGTTGGCAAGAAGGAGCTGCTTTAAGGAATGATATGCGCTCAGGATTCACTTTTGGTAGCATTACATTTGAAGAGTATAGAGGACAAGCAACAGACCCCGATGGGAATGTCAGAAGGTTTATTACTCAGGATACCGGACATTGTTTCCCCATTGGTACAGCAGAGACCTTTACAACATACTTTGCTCCTGCTGATTTTAATGAGACAGTAAATACCTTAGGCCAACAACTTTATGCTAAGCAGGAACCAAGAAGGTTTGACCGTGGCACTGATTTACATACACAGTCGAATCCGCTTCCTATGTGCCATCGACCAGGTGTGCTTGTTAAAATCACGGTTTAAAGAATGTTACCTAGGCTTTTTAATGATTGTTTCTTACATTTAGGATGTGATGCTCTATACCAAATTAAGGGACAAGTAGCACATCCTATAAGCGTACTTATTAAACAGCCTGATACGGCTTATGAGTTAGGGGATGCTCAAGTAATCGGAAGAATGGCGATATTTGAAGTAAAAGTTATCGATATCCCCTCTCCTCAAATCAATGATACTTTAATTATTAATCAACAACGCTACAAAGTTTATCAGCCTCCATTAAAGGACTCTTCTAACATGTTATGGGAACTGCAGGCTATGGTAATGGAGGCATAAATGAGCGTTTTTGAGTTAGATGTTTCGACATTAGGTAGTATACACCAAATCACTGAAACAATAGCTGCTACGGAATCCCACTTAATAACCGCTGCATATAGAGCTTTAAATAAAACCGCTTTATGGTTAAAGACACAAAGTGTAAGAGAAATAAGCAGTCAAAAAAGAATACAACAAAAGCTGATTCGTGAACGGTTACGCATAGTTAAAGCGAACCGCAATTCACTTAAAAGCTTAGTTATAGCGAGTTTATATGGCATCAAAGCTTCAAAGCTTGGTAGAATGCACCAAACTTCTAAAGGTGCTAAAGCTGGTAATTATGAATTTAGTGGTGCGTTTATAGCTAAGATGCCTATGGGTCATATAGGGATTTACAAACGTAAAACCAAGAGAAGGTTACCTATTAAAGAGCTTACTGTGCCCTTAGAGCCTGTCGCCTCAAACATTATAAAAGCCTTCGTAGATACAGATGCTGCAAAAAAGTTTAATGAATATTTTAGACATGAACTAAAGTTTATTTTAAGGAAAACTATATGACTTTTTGGGCACAGTTACATCAAGCGATACAGCAAACTATACTACGACAGATTCCTGCTATTCAAACCTGTGAAGTTTATCCAATAATTCGTACGTCTTTAATCGCTCCAGCAGTTTTATTGGAACTTTCCAGTTTTGAACCTGGTACTGATCCAGGTACTGGTGAGATTGCGCTTCGTGCCCACTTTGAAGCACGCATCATTGTGGATAGCACAATAACTGATGCACAATTAACAGTAAGAGCAATTGCAAGTGAAGTTGCTCGCATAGTACACCGCAACTCTTGGGGGTTAGAAATATCGCCTGCAGAAGTTTTGAACATTAACCCTGATGGTTTTAAGCCTGAGCTTGATGCATATTTAGTATGGGTTATCGAATGGGTACATGAAGTACATCAAGGAGATTCAATATGGGTAGCTTCTGAAGTAATACCACATAGTATACTTATAGAACCTCACTCTAATATTAATTAAAGGTATATTTTGTTTCATGGAAAATGGCTTCAACATTTCAGAATTAGATAGAAAATTAGCTAATATAATTCGTTTAGGGGTTATTAAAGAAGCTAATTATAAGCAAGCACGAGTACGTGTTCAGATTGGTAAATTGCTTACAGATTGGTTACCTTGGGTAAGTGGTAGAGCCGGAAGTGATCGCTCATGGTCTGCTCCAAGTGTAGGAGAACAAGTTGTATTATTATCACCTTCAGGAGAAATGGCTCAAGGTGTGGTGCTGCCTTCGATTTATCAGCAGAAGCACCCTGCTCCCTGCGATAAAGAGGCTAAAAATGCCTATATATTCAATGATGGTACTTCTTATTCTTACGATAAAGAGCTTCATCATCTTATCCTCTCTGTTGTAGAAAACGGTAAATTTACTATTAAGGTTGGAGATTCAACACTAGAAATGACTAATGAAGGCATTAAGCTAAATGCTAAACGAATTGATTTAAATTAAATATGAGTGGAGTAGTTAGAAAAGGTGATCTTTGCAGCGGACATAGTTGTTATCCTCCTCGTCCTTCTATTAAAGGTAGTGATACAGTGTTTATAAATGATAAAGCAACCCATAGACAAGGTGATAAGTGGGCTATACATGCTTGCCCTAATACTTCTCCTCATGATGGAACTTTAATACAAGGTTCAAGAAGTGTTTTTGTAGATGGCAAAGCTATCGCACGTGTTAAAGACCCTATTTCCTGCGGCTCAAAAGCTGCGGAAGGTAGCCAAAATGTGTTTGCAGGGTAAGTTATGCGAGGTATGTGTGCTAGTAATGGTAAAGAGCTAAGTGGCATAGACCATTTAAAACAATCTATAATAGATATTTTAACCACCCCTATTGGAAGTCGTGTTATGCGACGTGATTATGGGTCACGACTGTTTGAGCTTATTGATAAACCGTTAATTCCAGGGTTTGCGATGGAAGTTTATGCTGCAACTGCAGAAGCACTACAAAAGTGGGAGCAACGCTTTAAACTAGAACGCATACAGGTAATAGAAATAAAAAAAGCAACAATTAGTCTTAGTTTAGAAGGTACTTATCTACCTACAGGTAAGCAAATTATTTTAAATGATATTATGGTTTAAGATATGCAAGATTTAACGCGCCTTAAAGCCCCTACCGTAGTTGAATTACTAAGTTATGAAGATATCCTATTACGGATGAAAGAAGATTTAACCAGCCGTGATCCGAGCTTTTCTGCACTTATTGAAAGTGATCCAGCTATAAAGATCCTGGAAGTTGCAGCATGGAGAGAATTACTTCTAAGGCAAAGAATAAATGATGCTGCAAGAGCTAACTTACTTGCATTTGCTAAAGAAAGCGACCTTGATCATTTAGCAGCCTTATATGGAGTGGCTCGTATCGATCAAGAAAACGATGATACATTCCGAAGTAGAATTCAGGCGAAGATTGTAGGTTGGTCAACTGCTGGTAGTCGTGAGCATTATCGCTATCATGCTCTATCTGCAGATGTAAGAGTAAAAGATGCAAGGGTCGAATCTTTAAAACCTGGTTTAGTAAATGTCTCAATATTATCAAAAGAAGGAGATGGTAGTACTAGTAGCAATTTGCTTGTATCAGTTACTGATTACCTACAACGAGACAATATAAAAGTACTTACCGATACCGTTGAAGTGGTTGGTTGTAATATTATTCCTATAACCATTGAAGCTAAAATATACCTATATCCTTCGACAGTCTTAGATATTGTAGAAGTAGCTAAAGAAAGATTTATTAAAAGATTAAGTGAAGCCAAGAGCTTAGGATGGAATCTAACTAAATCTTGGATAATTGCTAACCTTTTTGCTGATGGTATGCAAAGAATAGAGGTTATTAACCCTACCCAGGATATTGTACTTCAAGGCCATGAGTGTATAGCATTATCTGGTATTAACTTGAAAATTGCAGGAACAGATTGGTGAAAACACTTCTTCCTCCTAATAGTACAGCTCAAGAAAGAATCCTTGCTGAAACCATAGATTATCCTCTTGAAACAAGTCTTATGCGTGGGTTTAAGTTTAACCCTAATACATCGGTGTTACCTTGGTTAGTATGGGAATATGGTATAAGTGAAGTTTTAACTTGGGTACCCGATGTAAAGCGTGCAATTCAAGATGGTATTAATTTCCAACGCCTTAGAGGAACTCCTGAATCGCTTCGAATTGCATTAAGCTGGGTTAACCTAAATAATGTTGTAATAGAAGAAGAGGCTGTAGGCGTACATTTTGCTGAATTCCAAATAGGTATTGAAGGCATACTTGAAGATTCTTTAATTAGTTCAGTAATAGCTCTCTCACAGCGCGCTGTTCCTGCTAGGTCAAGGCTGATACGAATATTCAATAAACAATACGATATTCGTCGTTTTATACTAGGTCAAAGTCAATGGGGAGATTTACTTTCTGATTATTCAGGAGTAAAATTAAAATCGTATAAACCTAAGCTTTCTTTTGGTAGGATTACTCCTTTAGGATTAGTAGCCTTAGAACCAGTAGTAATATTTAACTGCTTCCGTAACTCTACTCAGCAAATCTTAAGCAATAGCTCTTATAAATTGGATTTTGCAATCTTAAGTGATGATTATCCAAAATTTTTTCATCAGCCTTGTATTGCATACGAACCTGAATTCCATATTACTTCAAAATATCAAGAAGTCTTAACTTGGCATCAACATCGTCACCTTAACCGTTCATGGACAGATTCTAGTGTTATTGTGAATATAGCTAATTAAACTTTAGCATACTTTTACATGGCTATCCTAACCCAATCTGGAAGAGCGGCTATCGCTGCTAGCATTAAGGCCCAACCTATACATTTAGCCTGGGGCATTGGTGACATATCATGGCAAACAGCTAAACCTGCTGAAATAATATCATCAACCTCTTTATTAAATGAGGTAGGTAGACGTACTGCCGATGAAGTTTTATTTTGTGTAGGAAACGAAAACGGTGATTTGGTTACTCCAACCGGAAAGTTTAGTACTTCTCCTACTCCAACTAATAACCTTTATATGCGCTTTGCCTTTGATTTTAATGATGCAGCAGCCCAAGTTATTAGAGAATTAGCAGTTTTTATTGGAACCAAGATTATAGAAGATTTACCTAATGGACAAAGATACTTTGAGCCAAAACAGATTAAAAATACAGGTACTTTACTAGTTTTGGAACATATAAATCCCTTAACTCGTACACCTGCAACTCGTGAGACCTTCTCTTTTGTAATTACTTTTTAAGCAAAAACCATGGAATACAATAACTATTACAATCGTTTCAATCCTGCACAAAACTATGACCGTACTCTATTCCTTGCAGGGAAAGGCTTACAATCTGCAGAGTTGAATGAAATCCAAGATTATGCCTTACATAAATTAAAAGGTATTGGAGATGCGATTTTTAATGATGGCAATATAGTAAAAGGTGCTGGTTGCATAATAGAGCCAAATACAGGTAAAACCACCTTAGAAGCAGGTTATATTTATCTATGTGGATCAGTAAGGGAAATTGCTCAAGCTGAATTAGTAATCCCTGTTGATACTACAGTTTGTATTGGAGTGTTATACAAAGAAAATATTGTTTCTGAGTTAGAAGAGCCTGAACTTAGAGATCCAGCAATAGGTACTCGTAATTATCAGGAACCTGGAGCTATTCGTTTAAAAGTAAGTATTACTTGGGCATACCAAATAATAGACAAGGAATGGATAGATGAAGGAGAGTTCTATCCTATACATAACGTTAGAAATGGTGTATTAATCCAAAACGCTCCCCCTCCCCAGCTTGATTCAGTAACTACAGCATTAGCTAGGTATGATAGAGAATCTAATGGTTCTTATGTAGTTAATGGCTTAGAAGTAACCTACCTTAATAAAGAACAAAATAACCAAATTTACGTTATTAGCGAAGGTAAAGCACACGTTGATGGTTATGAAATTGAGCTTCCTTATAGTTTAAGGGTAGGTTTTAAGGAAGACCCAGATATCCAAACTATCCAAGCTGATCCTTATACGTTTCAAGCCAACCCAAAAGGTATGATGGAGCTTAATCTTAATGAAACACCTGTAAAAGATATTTTGAATGTAAACGTTACTGTACAAAAGACCATAACTATGACTCATGGTGCTTACACAGGCGTTAATGACCCTATACCAGACACTGCAATACTTGAAATCATTCAAGCCAAACAAGGTAGTACTATTTATACTTTAGGTACTGATTATCAGCTACGTTTAAGTAATGTTGATTGGTCGTTAAATGGTAATGAACCTGCTCCAGGTAGTAGCTATCAGCTAACCTATAGATGTAGAAGTAAAGCTATACCTTCAAAGCCTACAGAAAACAGTATTAATATAACGGGAGCTGTAGATGGAACGTTAGTACTAATTGATTATACTTGGATGATGCCTCGTTATGACTTAATTACAATAGATAAGCAAGGTGTAGTTAATCGTATTAAAGGAATGGCTCATCCATGGAGGCCATCAATACCAAAAGCCCCTAAAGGACAATTAGCTCTTGCATATGTTTACCA